GTGCGCCCGCTGCGCAATTTTGCGCAGGTGGTGCCCCCGAAATCCCCCCACCAATCCCCCCAAATGGCAACGCCCATCAAAACGGCCAAAGGCACCTGGCGCATTCAGATCGAGGTGAAGGGCCAGCGCGACAGCAATACGCTGCCCACCAAGCGCGAGGCAACCGAGTGGGCCGCCAGGCGCTCGGCCGAGCTGCTGGCCACGGCCACCGGGCGCGCTGGTGAGGTGAAGACGCTCGGCCAGGCGCTGGTGCGCTATGGCGAAGAGGTGTCGAGCGAAAAGAAGGGCTGGCAGAAGGAGTTGATACGCCTGCAGGCCTTCCCGCGCCAGCCGCTGTTCCCGGCCAAGCGCCTGCTTGCCGAGCTGACGCCCGCCGACATCGTGGCCTGGCGCGATGCCAGGCTGAAGGTGAATGCGCGCAGCTCGGTGCTGCGGGACATGGTGCTGCTGTCCCACGTGCTGGAGGTGGCCCGGCGCGATTGGCAGTGGTTGAACTCGAACCCCATGCGCGACGTTCGCAAGCCGTCAGAGCCCGACCACCGCGAGCGGATCATTTCCGGCCCCGAGGTGCGGCGCATGCTGCGCGCCTTGGGGTGGAGCAGGGGGCCGGTGCGGTCGGTGGGCCACGCCGTGGCCAACGCCTTCCTGCTGGCTCTGCAGACGGGTTGCCGCGCCGGGGAGATCTGCGGCATCCGCTGGGATGATGTGGGGGCGGGTTACTTCAAGGTGGACGGCAAGACCGGCAAGCGCGATGTGCCTGCCGTGCCGTCCACGATGCGCACGATTGAGCTGATGCGCGGCTTTGACAAAGACCTGGTGTTTGGGCTCAAGACGCAGAGCCTGGACGCGATGTTTCGCAAGTACCGGCAGCGGGCAGGCCTGGAGGGGTTTACCTTCCACGACAGCCGCCACACCGCTGCCACGCGCCTTGCCCAGCGCCTGCATGTGCTGGACCTGTGCAAGATGTTCGGGTGGACCAGCACCACCCGCGCGCTGGTGTACTACAACCCCAAGGCCGTAGACATCGCCCAGCGCATCACGGCTGGCGCTGCTCCCATTCAATCACCTCGCTGAGCAGCCACTTGCCGTCGCGGCCAGGACGGGGGAAGTCTTTGTATTTCTCCATGCGGCTGCGCAGTGTATTGCGGCATACACCGAATCGTTCCGCCAGCTGGGCACGGTCCAGGCGCGTGCCTAGCATGCTGGCCATCAGCGTCATGGCGCTGACCATCTTCTCCATCTTTTCTGCGAGTTGGGCAGCTTCGCTCATGGCTTGCCTCCTTGGTTGTTGCGCTTGGTAGTTGTGGCTTGACGTCGGATGAGGTCGCGTTTCATGTCAGACGCTCCGTTTCCCAGAGTTGGCTGGCATGTGTATGGGCGGCTTCGCGTGTTGGGAAGCCGCTGCTGATCGAGCCAGAGATCAATCTCCAGCAGGACGAATCGAAGTCCCAGTTCTCTAGCCAAACATGGAACCCGTTGTGGAGGGCAGACTCGCGCCTGGGCTCTGGCATGAGCCCAGCTACCACCTGAACGAGCTTGACCCGGGAAGCGTAAAGCGGGGGTACCGAAAAAATCCAGGTGGTCCCGCCGCTGTGACCATCCATGGCTTCGCCTCGTAGCTTGGGGAGTAACAGGGTGCAAGGCTTGCTGCGACCGTCTTGGAGCCAGGGGTCATCGCCACACGAAGTGATGCAGTCGCAGGTGTCGGGGCCGTCAGAGCGTCCAACGCAGCGAGGCCCTTTGTTACCAAGACAGGATGAGCCGCATCGTGTTGGAGTCACGCAATGCTGGCACTTTTCAGGTTGAGGCACTTGTGGTGCAGTGGTGGAAGGTGCCTTCTTCATGATGGGAACCCGTCCCAGGTGATGCCACCCAGCAGGCGGCCAGCGGCTTTCTTACCGACACGGAAAATCTGCATCGCCCCGGTGTCCTGCTGGAAGGCCATGGGCTCGGTGATGTCGTGCGTCGAACCATCTGCGTGGAGGATGGTGGTTGGCACGGTGCACTTGCGGCCGTAGATATCGTCCAAGTTGCCCTGGTCTTCGTGCGGCTTGGCGATCACGTTGGATTTGTAGAGCGCGCCGTGCTCGGCCTCATCCATTTGGCTGATGGGTTTCCATTCCCCCCATTGCTTGAATAGAAACGGTACGTTTGCGCGCAGGCATTGGGTGCGCAGGCTGCAGGCCCAGTCGGGGTGCATTGGGCGCGCGCCGGGGCCGCTTTCGCCGCCGACGATGACCCAATCCAGTCCGCTGCGGATAGGCGCCTTCTCGTGCTCCTGCAGCAGCTCGGCGCCGGGGATGCCCCAGATACCCCGGCTCTCGCACACTTCGCACTTACCGTCAGGCTCCAGCTTTCCGGGGTGTCGCTCGCAATGTGGCTGAAGCCAGCGGCGAACGTCCACCGGCCCCAGCAGCGGCTCCATGGATAAGAAGCGGACTCGGGCCGGCACTTCCAGCAGCTTGGGGATATCGCGGTCGGCCTCTTTCTGGTTGACCACGGTGGCGCCGATCCAGACGTTGGGCCACGGCCAAGCCGCAAATGGAACCGAGTAGCCGATGTCCAGATTGGTCAGCGCGGCCTGGATCATGGCCGCAGCGTTGCCGATGCGCTTGGTCAGCAGCAGCCAGTCCAGATTGGGCGTAGCCCGGATCAGCTCGAACAGGTCAGCGCGCCATTGCGGGTCCACCGTGTTGTCGAACACATCGGCCAGCGAGGCGCAGAAAACACGCTGGCGGCGGCCGTGCTGGGCCACGAAGGCATCGGCCTGGACGTTCCAGCGCTTGGGCAGTGCCCAATTGGCGGCGCTGGTGCGGCGGCGTGGTGCGCCTGGGCCAAAGTTGATGGCCACGCCACCGCCGAAGCGTGCATTGCGCAGTTCGGCGTAGCAGTGATCGCAGCCCGGGCCCGTTTTCTGGCAGCCCTCCCACGGGTTGAAGGTGTGGTCGCACCACTCGATTTTGGTGTTTTCGCTCATGGTGTGACCGTCTCCTTTGCCACGTTGAAGAACCCCAAGCGCCCCTTGAATGGCACGAAGGGGATGGGGCTGCTGTCGCGCAGCACAAAGCCGTGGGAGCCGTCTTGCTTCCAGGGTGATGGGTGCTGCTGGCGGCAGTCGATGACGTGGGTCCAGCCGACGAAGCCGCCACGGGGCAGGTCTTCGTAGGCGGGCATGCTGGCGGGCAGCAGGCCCATGCGCAGCAGCTCCTCGCAGGTCTCGTCGTAGTAGCTGCGGGCCATGGTTTGGCCTGCGTGCACGAGCAGACGGCCTCGGAAGTTGGTGGGCCAGTCGCGGTTCTCGATGTCCTTGAAGCCGTGGACGATGAGCCAGGCCCACGGCTGGCGGATGCTGAGTGCTGGGATCATGGGGTGACCTCCATGCCCAACTCGGCCGGGGCCACGTTGAGCAGCTCGCCGCCGCCCTGGCTTTGCATGTGGGCGATGACGCGCTTGGTGGCGGTTTGCAGCTCGATTGCTGCCAGGTTGCGCAGCTGGTGCTCGTGCAGGTCCACCATGTTGGTGATGGCGTCCAGCTCGTACAGCTGCAGCTGGGTGGGGCGCCATTCGCCTGTCTCGACACCACGCGTGAGCGCGCTCTTGATCGCGATCAGCGCGGCCTCGATGTGGCCGTGCAGGCCGCGCACGTAGCCCAGGCGCTCGATCTCCAGCGCGATGAGCATGGTGGTGCGCAGGGCCTGCACCTGCAGCTCGGTGGCTACGCCCTCGCGCATGCGGGTCGCGCAGTGGTGGACGGCGTCCATGATCTCGCGGATCTCGGCCTCGGTGAGACGCGAGGCGCGCACGCGGGCCTTGAACATGGTGTTCACCGGCACCGGCACCGGCACCGGCTGGCGGCGTGGGGGGATGCGGAAGCGGGGGAGGGCCATCACGCTCCTCCTTTCGCAACCAGTGCTGCACGCTTGGCGCTGTCCCGGTCGGCATTGGTCATCAAGGGCAAGGCGGGGTTTTGGTGCCAGAAGCGTTCGTGGACCCAGTAGCCAAACATCGTGACGCTGTAGCGGCCAAAGCCGTGGGACTGGACAACCCCTAGTTCGGCTAAGCGACGGATCGCGTCTTTGCCTATGTCGTAGCTTTCATCATCCTCGGAGGTCTCGATGAAGCGGTGCAGCAAGTGGTAGTCGTTCTCTTGAAGAAAACCCGCGTCAGAAACCCCGCTCGGCGCTACAAATGCCGCTTGGATGCGCTCGATGGCCTCGCCAATGGCCATCCGATCTGTCCAGGTCAGTGCGTCGCGCCTGCAAGCCTCAATCAAGCGAGCGGGCAGCGTTTTTTGCGGCGAAGTGGGCGGGCGATCAAGGTAGTTGGTGACAACACCTTCGGAAACCATGCGCTCAAGCAGAGCTTTGGCTTCGTTGTAGCTGCACCGCAGCCGACGCTGGAGGTAAGGAAGGCTCGCCCTTTTCGCGACAATCTGTAGCGCCTCTGCGTAGCGCGCTTCAGGCAGATCTGGCGAGATTGATTCAGCTGTTGGCATCGGCAGCCTCCAGATCGATGTAGTCCACAGTCAGAGAGAGAGGGAACGGCCACGACGAGTCGGGGACGGAAACACGCAGCTTGCGGCCCTGGACTTCCAAGATGGAAGCCTTCTGTCCCTTGCACGGGATCAGCTTCCCGTGCTCATTCTTTACGTCTGTCTTGAGTGTTGCCACCTGCCCCTTCGTGAAACTGTGGGGCGCTTCGACCTGTTGCATCGCCTGGGCGATGCCTGCCATCACCTCGGCCTGGCTGGCCTTGCCGGTGCCGTCCACAGCGCCTTTGGCTTTGCCCTTGGACTTGATGGTGGGCTTGGCCTTGTCGGCGGGGGCTGCTGCCTCGGCGTCGGCCTCCACCGCACGCTCAACGGCTTCGGCGTTCATGGCCTGCTGCACCTCGCGCTTGATGGCGCCGATATCGACCTTGGCAATGGGCGCAACAGACTCCAGGTGTAGCGCTTCGTCGGATGGGCGGTTGTACAGGCGCCCCCAGTCGAATGCGGCGGCGAGCATGAGCAGCACCATGTTCTGAAGTCGGGGGGCGCCCTGGGCGGCACTGCGCACAGCGGCTTCCAGCGCGTCATCGTCGAAGTGCGCGGGTAGCTGGAAGATGGCGCGCAGAGCTGAGTCGTCTGTTTCTCGCGCAAGGGTGAGGATCACGCGATAGGCCGCCTGTTCCGGCAGATGGTCTAAAGACTCGGGCTCGGCGTCCACGCGCAGGCCCTCGATGGTGGCGCGCACTGCGGCGCTGCGCCAGCGTTGCTGGTATTCATCCTCCAGCTCTTCCTTGGTGCGCGTGGGGGCCTTCTTGTCGGCCTTGCCTGCCGCGCCCTTGGCCTGCAGCGCTTCGCCTGCAGCGCGAACTGGCACGGCCTCCACCACGCCGCCTGTAGGGGTCTCGATCAGCACCACCTTGCCCTGCGGCACTTCCTGGCCCAGCACCTCGCGCATGGGCTCTGTGCCGCCCTTCTTGGGCTTGTCCAGCAGTATGTAGCCCTTGGGGGTGGCGCCCTCGGTGGGCATCAGTTCGCGGGCTTCGCGGCCTGTGATGATCTTGCGGCCCTTGGCCTGGGCGTCGGCCTTGAGGGCGTCGTAGTGGGCCTCCTTTTTGTCGGCAAAGCAGGCGGTGTCCGTACAGACGTCTGCACCCGCCTTGTCCCACAGCTCGGGGTTGGCGCCGGTGCGCTTGGGGCACTGGGTGCAAGCGCCCACCTGGGGCAGCAGCTGGGCGTTGTCCAGGGCGAAGGGCGCCTGGGTGAGGTCGGTCATGTAGTTGCGCTGGGCCAGATCCTTGGCGCTGCGGTAGCTGAGCGGGCCGCCATCGGGGCCGCCCGTGAGCACCTTCCTGGTGAACTCCACCTGCAGGGCTGGCGTGGGGCGCTGGGCCACCAGCAGGGCCACGCTGCGGTTTAGCGTGCCCGCCTTGAGTGCGGCGATGGCCTCGGGGCAGATTTTGAGCAGGCGCAGGCTCTCCATCACGTGGCTGAGGCTCTTGCGCAGGGCGTCGGCCACAGCTGCGCGGGTCATGCTGTGGGCGTCTACCAGCAGCTGTATGCCGTGTGCTTCGTCCAGGGGGTTGAGGTCTGCGCGGTGCAGGTTCTCGATGAGCTGCATCACCACGGCGTTGCTGTTGTCGGCCGCCACGATGTGCACGGGCACCCGGCGCAGGCCTGCGATACGGGCGGCCATAAAGCGGCGCTCACCCGCGATGATCTCGTGGGTGGCGTGCTTGGTGGCTTCGTCTTCAAACGTGTCTTGCAGGCGCTCGGCGGGCAGGCGGCGCACAAGCAGGGGCTGCAGCACGCCGTAGACCTTCATGGTGGCGGCCATCTCCAGCAGGGCTTCGTCTTCAACGATCTGCCGGTTGGTCTTGCTGCGCACTAGTTCCGATAGGGACAGGGTGCTGTCAGCGGGCGCGGCCTGGGCGGCATCGGTGCCGACCACAGTGAAGTCGGCCAGCGGCACGCTCACCTGTGCGGCGCCGCACTGTAGCCAGTAGCTGCGCCCGCCTGGTGGCTTGCCGATGACCTGCGCTTGCTGGCCTGCATAGGGATGCTTGCCGCCGCCTTTGGCTGGCTTGGCGTCGGGGTTGATGGTGACCGTGAGGCCAATGAGTGGATCTTTGGTGGCCATGGTTTATGCAGGCTGTGGGGTGCGGAAGCTGGTGCGGCTGGGCAGGCGGAAGGCGTCTGTCGAGCCCGGGCGGTAGGGGTTGGTGCGCAGCTCGGGGCAGGTGTACGGGTCGCCCTTGGTGGTGCTGTTGCGCACGGGCACTTCGGCGCTGGCGATCTCAAGGCGCTCGCTCTTGCGGCGGGCCTGCAGCTCGGCCTGCGATGGCACGGGGCTGATCAGTACCTTGCCGTTGCCGGAGACTTTGGCCTTGGGGATGTCCTGCAGCTCGGCACTGCGCAGCGGTGCGGGGCGTGGGCGCTGGATGTGCACGCTGGTTTCGTTGGGCTTGGCGCGGGTGATGCTGTCTGCGGCTTTGGAGAAGGTGCGGCTGCTCATGCTGGAACCTCCACTCGCACGCCGGGAATGCGCCACTGTCGCGCGGCCCAGCCGCCCAGCACCAGCTGCTGCAGGTGGCGCAGGTCGTGGTCGTTGTCGATGACCAGGTGGGGGGCGAATCCTTCGCCGCTGACCTCGCTGACATGGGCGCCGTTCCCCACGTCGCAGCCTGGGCGCTTGATCTGCCAGATCTGCCCGCCGAGGCTGCGCACAAGGTGGGCTTCGTCGGCGAAGCGCACATCCGTTACAACGATGAGTCGGGCGCCCAGCGTCTTGTGCAGGTAGTGAATGCGCTTGGCGGCTTTGCTCACCCAATACCCGGGCAGCATGGCGCGACGGTATTCCGTACCCCACCATTGCATGATCTGGCGCGGGCTGCGGGGTGCATTCAGATCCAGCGGGCCATCGTTGAACTGCTGATGTTGAATGAGCATGTGGCCCACGAAGGCGCTGTCCAGGCAGTGCGCCAGGGCAAGTGCGCTGAGGGGGTGTTCCTTGGTCTCGCGGCGGGTGAGGAACACGCGCTCGATGTTGAAGGCGTCTTCAATCTCGCCGCGCAGGGCATCTGCAAACGCCAGCTTGTGCGCGCCGCAGTGAGTGGTGAGCAGGTCGGCAACGGTGTCTTTGCCGCTGCCCATGGGGCCGGTGAGGCCGACGACTTGGGTGGATTCATTCATTCCAGATCCTTGCGAGTGGATGGGGTTTGGTAAGGAAGGCCGATGTGCGCGGCGTCGCAGTCGAGGCGGCGTGAGCGGAACCGGGGGTTGGTGGCGTCCAGCTCGGCCACCTGCCCGCGCAGCCTGCGGGCGAGGGCGCTGGCCGCGTAGTGGCTGGCGGGGCTGGCGTTGGGGTAGGTGTGGCGGGCCACTACGTGCTGGCCCGTTTGCGCGTCGGTCAGGTGCACATCGAGCACGGGCACGCCCTTGCGGGTGGTGCCGCAGATGGCCGATGTGACCTGGCCGCGTATGCGGAGCTGCAGGGCGGTGGTCATGGGCGGCTCCGGGCCTTGCGGCGCGTGTTTTGGCGCACGGCGTGCAGCACCACATCGCCATATGCCAGTGCTGACGCCAGCAGGTGATCCCCCTTGGACTGGCGCAGGGCGCGGAGGTAGTACAGGACGAACAGCAGGCGGCGCATCATGGGCGGCTCCTTGGGCGGCGGCGGCGCTCGCGTTGCGCTAGGTCCATGTGCGTAGCGGCCTTTGTGCGGACGTGGTTGCCGTCGAAGCTCCACCAGTTGCGCAGGTAGGTGAGGATGAAAAGCAGGGCGCGCATGGTCAGCCTCCTCGGAGCACTACGGCCACTAGCGCCACCAGCAGGGCCGATGCCAAGGGGCGCAGTGGGTGCGTCTTGCTGCGGGCGTAGTAGGGGCCGTCTACCTGGATGGGGCAGCCGGTGTACGCGCGGCGCTTGTGCTTGGGGGCCTCGACCACCATGAAGCGCCTGTCGTTCGTTCCCTCGGGCGGGAGGAAGTCCACCGCCCCCGACGTGAAGAAGATGGTGATGGGCCGCGCTGGAAAGCCAGCGGTGTGAAATGGCTTTGTAGGGGCCGGGAAGCGATCACCGGGGGCGGTGATCAGCTCCTTGATGTGAGCGCGGGCTGTCATCGCAGTGGCCCCACGGTGATGCTGCGGGCCTCCGGGTAGAGGCTGAAGGCGGCGTCCATGGCCTCGCGCGTGCTGTGGAAAATGCCGTCGTAGGGCTTGCAGCCCTGCACCTTGATGCGGAAGGTCAGCATGTGGATGCCTCCTTGCTAAACACGGCGCGGCCTGCGGCCGTGGGCTTGGCCTCTTTGTCGAGCAAGCCGCGCGATTGGAGGGCGCTTTGGGTGGCGGCGTGCTTGTGGGGGCCGCCTGCCAGGCCCCTGGTGCTCGGCTGGCCGCTGATGACGTTGCGCAACATGTTGCGCATGGCGGGGGATAGGCGTGGGGTGCTCATGGGTGCACCTCCACCAGCGTGCCGAAGTCGTCGGGCACGTAGTAGCGCGGGCTGCTATTCCACCTCTCGAACCCAAGCGCAGCCGTGCGTATCTCATACCCCCACCAGTGGTGAGGAAGGGGGCCATCGTGCTGGCGTTGCATGTAGTAGTGGGCGCTGCGATAGGCGTTTTCTTCGCCGAACCAACGCACCAGGGTTTCCTCATGTGGCAGCAACAGGATCGCCTGCGGGTCGATTTCCACCTTCAGCTCAGTGGGCCAGGGCTCGAACTTGAGCGAGGCTTCATGCTGTCGCTGCAGTTCGGCTGGGTCCAGGCTGTTCGCGCTGGCGGCTTCTTCGATCAGCAGCTCGTAGGTGCGGCTTCCTGGGCCGATGAGCCACGAGAGGCGCGGATCGCGCTGCATTTGCCGCAGGATGTGGTTGACGGCTGCGCTCATGCGGCACTGCCTTCCAACCCTTTGGGCTGGCCGCCAAAGCTGAAGTCTGTAACCGGGTACTCAAGCAGGTACTGTCTGAACGCCTCGCCGCTTCCCTCACTTTCGATCCAGCGCATGATTTCAACGAAGAACCCGGGATCGCGGGGCGCTGCCTTGGGCTCTATCACAAAGAACCTGCGCTGGCCTTCGCCCGATGCAAATGCAAAGGAATGGGCCTCGCCTGACAGGAATATGAAGTTGGCCTTGTTTGGCTCGACCCTGACCGGCTGGTGCTTGGTGTTGATCTCGATTGTTGGGCTGGTGATCAGCTTCTTGACAAAGTCGCGAAAGAGGTTGCGCGACGAAAAGCCCTCTTCGACGGCGACAAATGTCTTTTGGGAAATCCAGTCGGTAAAGACCGAGTGGAGCTGTTCCGGCCCGACTTCCGCGGCCTGCTCGCCGTAGATCTTCAGCATGGCCTGGGCCAGCAGACTCTTGCCGCTGCCCTGCGCGCCTTGGATCACGACAGCGGTTTGCAGCTTGGTTCCAGGGCGTTGCAGGGGGGTGGCGAGCCAGCACAAGAGCCAATGCATGTTGGCATCGCACTGGGCTTCGCTCAGCCCATCCTGGCGTGTCAGCCGGTTGATCAGCGCCAGTATCGGCGCTACATCGTTGCGCTTCATGCAGCACCGCCTTCCATAGCCTTGCCGACTTGCGCCTGCAGCAGGGCCAGCTCCAGCCGTGCCCGCACGCGGGGTGAGCAGAAGAAGTCCACGTCGTGGTGGCCGACGTGGTCTGTGCCTGCGGGGCCATAGCTGCGCTCGAACAGGGCGGTGTCGTCGTCGGCGTCGCCTTGCGCGATCAGGTCGCTGGCTTCCTTGATGTCGTAGACGATGCCGTGCTCGCACCAGCCGGTGGTGCTGACGTTCCAAGCCATGGAGAGCAGCGCCTCCAGGTGGATGCCGGGGCGTGTGGCTGCGGGGCAGTCGAAGAACACCCAGCGCTCTTGCAGCGGGCTGTGGCGCTCGCACATCGCGTCTGGCAGCAGGACGATGGCGCGGTACAGGCGGCCGTGCGCGAGGGTGTGGGCGGGGTTGGGGCGGCTCCCGGGTAGCCGGGGCGCTGGGCTGGCTGGCGCTGCCGTTGGGCGGCAGACCGTGCTTTGCAATGACATGAAACCTCCATCGCCCGGGGTGGGCGTGGAGGAATTATCCAAAATGGATTGATGTTGTCAATCCATTTTGGATTATTTAGTGGTGCTCTGTGTCTTCTTGAGGCTTGCAGACCAGTTTGACGTGGTGAATCTGGCCGTCTTCAAGGTGGTAGGTCAGTTCACTCACCGTCAGCAATCCGTGTTCGCCTGTCAGGTGTTCGCCAGGCCGTGGGATGTGGCTGAGGTGAAGTGCTTCTGTGTCTCGAACGAATGAGCCCTGCGAATCGGTGATTCGGATGTAGACCTTCGTCATTGCTTCGTTTCCTGCCTGGCGGCGATTCGAACGGTCGCATCGCTCAGGTCGGCCAGCATGAGGGAGAGTTCTTTGCCAACCTTAGCGGCAAGCGCAATCATTGCGGCGGAGCCAAAACCTACGAGAAGTGACCAAACGGAGTCCCTGCCGACGACAAATGCGGCGATGAGCAAGATCACGGCAACCACATAGCCCAGAATCGTGAAGAACCCCACGATCTTTCGCCAGGCTGGGTAGAGGCTGTCATTCCTCATGTTTTTGGCAAAGGCATGCACGTCCAGTCCGTCTTCGTCACGGGTTTGCGAAATCGCAGACCATGCTTTCGGCGTGGGCAGCGCGGAGTTGGCAAATCCGCTGTCCGCTGTGGCGTTTCGTGTGCGCATGGGCGCTCCACTTCGCAAAGCTTCTTCGACCTTGCTGTAGACAGCCCCGCACTCAGGGCATGCGAGAGGAGGTGATCCCTCGAAGGTTGTAACGTGGTTGCATTTCAAACATTGCTTTGTACTCATTGTTCCGGACCTCCCACCGGCGCTCGTTGCTTGAATTGATATATTTTTGCGCTCGCACTTTCAGCCATGCGTCCCGCTGCGCGAGTTGTCATCGCTTTTGACATCGCTGGATTCTTCAGATGGGGCGATTGCCTCGGTCATAGACTCAACGGCGGCCCAGAAGCTGTTGGGCAATGGGTTGGATCGTTCGCGTTCGATCAGCTTGCGCAGGACTGCATTGCTGTGAGTCGGAAGGTCTTGAATGTGTGTGGCTGCATCAAGGCCATGGGTCAGCCAGGTATGCGGGACTTTTAGCTGGTCGGCGATGCGATTGATTTCGTCGAGCGATGGCTGCCGTGTTCCGGCTAGCCACTTTTGCATCCCGGCAGTAGTCATATCAAAAACCTCGGCAAGTCTCTCTTGAGATATGCCGAGTTGTTTCATGCGTGCTTTGGCGCGGTCTCTCCATGTGTCCATCAGAGGAGTGTTTCGCGCACTCGCACAAAATGGAATCCACAAATTGGGATGTTGTTCGTTGCGATCCATCTTGGATTGATCCATAATGGATTAATGCAACTCCGCCACTACATCCAAAAGCACGGGCTGACCCAGTCGGCCTTCGGCCAACTGCTCAATCCGCCTGTCAGTCAGGGGAAGGTGAATCACTGGATTCAAGGGACCAGGAGGGTGAGTTTGGAGGAGGCGCTGCAGATTGAGCAGCTCACTGCTGGCGAGGTGACGCCTCGCGATCTGTTGGAAGTGACGAGAAAACAGCCTCCAGCGCTTGACCAGAAAGCGCAGGCTGCTATTAAAAATGAAGTGGTGGAGGCTGCTCATGCATGAAGCCTTCACCTTGCAGCTGCTGGAGATGGCCGAACGCTGGGCAGAGGCCGCTGGCACCACGCTGCGCCATCGCAAGTTTTTCGCGCCCACCGTGTTCACTGTGACTCGCCGCCCTGAGGAGCGGGCGTTGCTGGCGGCTGCTGTCGAGCTGTACGACCTGGTCGGCGCAACGCCTGAGGGCGTGATGATCTTGCGCTCCATGGGGCTGGAGCCGGACGCCGGCGCGCTGCTGGAGGAGCACGAACTGGAGGCGCGCTGGAATGAGTGGTGCGCCCAGCGTCTGAGCGGCAAGGATGACGGCTCAGCAGGGCAGGGGTGAGCGGCCATGCGTAGCACCACCCGCCGCCGTCTGGCCCAGTGCGCCAGTTGCACCGAGGCCGCAGCCGAACAGCGACTGGTGAATGAGTTCACCAGCTGGATGGCCTCGCGGAGCCGGTATGTAGACCCTGTTAAACAGCCTTCACCGCTGCCCGGTGCAAGTCGATCAGCATGGTCTCCAGCGCTGTCTCTCCCGATTTCTCTGCTGCCTTTGCCATGCCTGCCAAGTCCTTTGCGAAGGCTTGCTGCTCTTCTGGCGGCAGTCTGCGCACGGTGGCAAACACCACGGCGCCCAGGGCGTCGATGATGGCGTTGGCTGTTTCTGCTGTGAATGGCTGGGTGTTGTCGCTCATGTGTTCCTTCAAGGGTTGCTGTTTTCGATTCGTGGGCGTTCGAGGCCCCCGGGTCATTTTCCGCCACGTGGCCGCTTGCAGCGGTGGCCGCGCTTCCTTCCTTCGTGTTCCTTCCCTCCTCTTGGGGCGCGCGGCTGGCGGGCTTTTTCTTCACGGTGATTTCAGTGCATGGGTCCATGCACTGAAGTCTCTTTTTTTTGCCCAAAAAAAGCATTCCGAACGGTTCCGAATGATTCGGAACCGTTCGGAACGTTGCGGGCAGCACAGTCATGAGGTGAGCTGCTGTGAATGATCCGTTGCTGTATGAAGATGAATTGGACGCCGCGAAGGATGCGGTGAAAGCGCTGGGGGGCGCCAAGAAGGTGGGGCCGCTGATCTGGCCGGATAAGGCGCCGGAGACCGCCGCCCGCCATCTGCTCGATTGCTTGAATGGGTCGCGTGCCGAGCGCTTGAGCCCGTCTCAGCTGCTGCTGTTGATGCGGCTGGCCCGTGAGGTGGGGTTTCATGGCCTCACTGCCTATCTCTTGCGTGAGGCTGGTTATGCGCCCCCGGTCCCCGTCGAACCGCAGACTGAGGCGCAGATGCTGGCGCGCCAGATGGAGGCCATGGTGGGGCAGTTCTCTGCGTTGACCCATCGCCTGGAGCGACTCACTGGGGCAGGGCGCGGCTGATGGACAACTATCAGGACGTGCTGCTGCAGATGAAGCAGTTCGGGATCGAGCTGCGTGACAAGGATTTGCCGCTGAAGCTGGACAAGCCCAAGAGCAAGACCTGTGGCAAAGACGGTAAGGACTGGTACAAGCTGCGCATCTTCCGCCGAGACCCTGACAAGGGTGGTGGCGAGTATGTGGTGGGCTCTTTTGGCACATACCGCCATGGAGGCGCTCGCCAGCAGGTGGATGTGGAGTGGGCGCCCCTCACCCCGGAGGAGCGAGCGCGCCGGGCTGCGGAGCTGCGGGCGCAACGCGCCAAGGCGGCGGCCGAGCGCCGGGCCGAGATTGCCAACGCGATGGCAGAGGCTATCGATGTGTGGCGCCGGGGCGTGAAGGATGGGCAATCGCCTTACCTGGACCGCAAGGGCGTGAAGGGGGAATCCTGCCGCTACTTGGCCGAGCCCTTCGTGTTGCGCTGGCCGGGCGATCCTGGCGAGGATGACACGGTGGTGTTCTTGCCCACGGGCACGTTGCTGGTGCCGCTGCTGCGGTATGACCTGCCGCGCCACGAGGCGCTACGGGCGCTGCAATTCATCCGCCCCGATGGGGCGAAGATTTACCAGCGGGGGATGGATAAGCCGGGGTGCTGTCTGCGCCTGGGTGACATCAACATCGACACCACCCCGCTGATGCTGGTTGTGGAGGGCTATGCGACGGGCTTGACAGCCCGGGCGGCCGTCGATGGGCTGTACCCGGTTTTTGTGGCCCTGGACGCTGGCAACCTGGCGCACGTGGTGCCGCTGTTGCGCAAGCTGTACCCGCACACCCGCATCTTGATCCTGGCCGACGACGACTGGCAGACGCGCGACCAGGTATCTGGCGATCTGACCAACCCCGGCCGCCATGCCGCCCGGGCTGTGGCCCGCAAGGTGGAGCGCTGTGATCTGGTGTGGCCCATCTTCAAGTTGGACACGCGGGACAAGAAGGACACCGACTTCAACGATCTGCAGGCGCGTGAGGGCCTCGATGCCGTGCGCAAGCAGCTGTCTGGCGTCGTCACGATGATGGCGAGGCGCTATGGCTGAAACGACGCCAGGCAGCGGACCACAGGGCGGGGCGGTAGAGCCCGCACCGACTGCAAGCGAAGCATTGCAGGCGCACGTTGCACCCGGCGCGCCAGCGCCGCACGATAGTTCTGTCGTTCGCGTGGACTTTGGCGCGGGCAAGGGGCAGGGCGGTGGTGCTGCGTCTACTGATGCAGGCGCTGGCCCCAGCTCGGCCCCGCCCCCCCTCCCCCAAAGTAGCGCAGCTGCGCTCATGTCGGGGGATGGGGGTGGTGACGCCGGGGAGCCTTCTGAGCCTCCAGCAGATGACGCCGCTGGCGATAAGCCGGTACAGGGGCGTAAGAAAGAAAAGACTATCGACTGGGGGAAGTTCAACCACCTGTGCGAGCACTTCGTGCTGATCTACGGGACAGATACCGTCTGGGACGGCTCGGAGCGCCTGCAGATGAAGATCGCCAACATGGGCCACGCCCACGGCGCCGACATGGTGCGGATGTGGAAGTCGAGCGAGCGGCGGCGCACGGTGCGGCTGGATGACGTGGTGTTTGACCCCACGATGAAGTGCGACCCGGAAACGACGGTCAATCTTTACGACGGCATGGCCATGGTGCCCAAGGAGGGCAACGTGGACCCCATCCTTGATCTGGTGCGCTACCTGACCAGCCGGGCGGCCGAACACGATGCAGAGTGCGACGAGATCATGCACTGGCTGCTGTGCTGGCTGGCCTACCCGCTGCAGCACCCTGGCGCCAAGCTGCGCACGGCGGTGGTGATGCATGGTGATGAGGGCGCCGGGAAGAACTTCCTGTTCGACATCATGGTGGCGATCTATGGGAAGTACGGCGCCCTGGTCGGCCAGGATGAGCTGGAAGACAAGTTCAACGACTGGCGCAGCTGCAAGATGTTTGTGGTGGGCGATGAGGTGTCCAGCCGCGCTGAACTGGTGCACAACAAGAACCGGCTGAAAGCGCTGATCACCAGCCCCACCGTGCAGATCAACCCGAAGAACCTGGCTCGTCGGGAAGAGAAGAACCAGATGAACATCGTGTTCCTCTCGAATGAGCTGCAGCCGCTGGCGCTGGACAACTCAGATCGGCGCTACCTGGTGGTGTACACGCCCCGGGCCAAAGACCCCGACTACTACCGAAAGCTGGGCGAGTGGCGGGATAGCGGGGGGGCTGAGGCGTTCTATCACTTCCTGCTGACGTACCCCCTCGATGGCTTCCATCCCTATTCGCCCGCCCCCATGACGGCGGCCAAAGAGGCGCTGATCGAGATCAACCGTAAGAGCCCTGAGCAGTTCTGGGCAGAGTGGTCGAGCGGTGAGCTGGATCTGCCGTACCAGGCCTGCGCGGTGGATCAGGCTTATTCGGCCTACCTCAAGTGGTGCCAGCGCACCGGCGACCGCTACCCGTTCAAGCGCAACCAGTTCACGCCCACGCTCACCCGGTTTTCTGAGGGGCAGGGCAAGACAGCGCGCACTAAGGCCATGAACGTCACGCGCCCAGGTGAAGCGAAAAAAACCACCCGAATGCTGCTGGTCTGTGAGCCCGTCTTGCGCAAGCCTGACGCGGGGCCTGACGACGTGACCATGACAGAGACCGAATGGGCCACCAGCTCTGTCACCGACTTTGGTGTGGCCTTGCGTAAGTACATCGGCTATGGGTCTGGCTCCCCGTCCCACGATGGCGGCGATGCCGATGGAGGTGATGAATGAGCGCCCACGCAGTTACACGGTTACGCACGTGCGTAACGCGCAAACCCAGCACTGGCGCGGGTAGTTACGCGATTACGCGGTTACGCGCCTCCCGTGTGTGCGTATGTGCGCAGGCATGCAGGCGGGCGCGTGTGTGCGTGCATGCATGTGTGTGCGTGTGCAGCGTAACCGCGTAATCGCGTAACTCGCTAGGCGTGGCGCGGGTTGTGGTGTTACGCGTGCGTGTAAGCGCGTAACTCGTTTGTTCTTTTTAAGAAAGAAAAGGAAAAGGGAATGGATCAACTCGAAAGACTGAGGCAGTACCGGGCTACTGAGCACTGGCCCTTTGTGATTGGCCGCGCGGTCGCGCTGTTGCTCGAACCTGCGGGTGCCACCACCGCTGCGTGCGCCGCTGGGCCACAGGCCTTACGGTACAAGCTAAGCCACCCCCCCCATGTAGGTACTCCTGGCACAGGAAGCCATGGGGGTAATTCGACCCCCGCACGCGCGCTAGTTGCAGGCGCTGGGAAAAGTCCGGCGTTTGGTCCGGTTTCGGGGAAATAGTCCGATGGCTGTGCAGCTCCTGAGCAAGGCGGCCTATGCGCGGCACCGTGGCTGCGACGAAAAGGCCGTGCGCAAAGCCATTGCGGAGGGCCGGATCAGCCTCATCGACGGGAAGATTGACCCCGAGGTCGCGGACATCCAGTGGGCAAAGAACACCCGCGCCCGGGCCGACAGCAAGCGCACGGCGGGCGCTGTTGCAAAAGATGCCGGCTCCCCCTTGCTGGATGGAGAAACGCCCCCCAGCGGCCCGGATTCGGCCCAGGGCGCCGCATCGACGCCTGGATATGCCGACTACCGCACGCTGCGGGAGAAAGCGGACTACGAAAGGGCCGAGCGGGAAAACCGCCGTGAGGCTGGCCTGCTGGTGGAGCGCTCATTGGTCGAGCGCGGGATCTTCGACGCGGTCCGCGCCTTCCGCGACTCCGTGATGGTCATCGGCCAGCGCGCCGCCCCTCGATGCATCGGACTTGCCGACTCCCGCGAGATCGAACACGTCATCACCGATGAAACACGCAAGGCGCTGGAGGGCTTCGAGGTCCGAATGGCGGCGCTGTTGCCAAAAAAGGAAACCACCTGATGCAAACCCCTCAATTCATACTGGGCCTGGACGATGAGCTGCTGGTCGATGAGTTCGCCTGCGGCGGTGGCATGTCCGAAGCCATCGAGCAGGCAACCGGTCGCCACGTCGATATCGCCGTCAACCACGACGAAGACGCCTGCAGCATGCACGCGGCCAACCACCCCCAGACTGAGCACCACTGGAAAGACGTGTTCGAGGTGTGCCCACGCAAGGCCACCAAGGGGCGGGCGGTGGGCTTGCTGCACCTGTCGCCTGATTGCACCCACCACAGCCAGGCACGGGGCGGCCAGCCACGCAGCAAGAAGCTGCGCGGCCTCGCCTGGATCGCCTGCCGCTGGGGCGGGGTCAAGCGCCCAAGGCTGATCACCCTGGAGAACGTCAAGCAGATCCTGCAGTGGGGCCCGCTGATCGCCAAGCGCTGCCCAAAGACCGGGCGTGTGGTCAAGCTCGATGGCACCGTCGCTGCCGATGGCGAACGTGTGCCGGTGCAACTGCAGCACCTGGTGCCTGACCCGGCCCGAGCCGGTAAGACCTGGCGCGCTTTCGTCCGGCAATTGCAGCAACTCGGCTATGAGGTCGACTGGCGCATCTTGTGCGCCGCCGACTACGGCGCCCCCACCACGCGCAGCCGCCTGTTCATGGTTGCGCGCTGCGACGGCGCCCCCATCGTCTGGCCCGAACCCACCCACTTCAAGAACCCGGCCAAAGGCCAGAAGCGCTGGCGCTCTGCCGCTGAGTGCATCGACTTGAGCATCCCCGGAAAAAGCATCTTCGAGCGCCAAAAGCCGCTGGCCGACGCCACTTTGCGCAGGGTGGCCCACGGCATGAAACGGTACGTGTTGGACAGCGCCGACCCATTCATCGTGCAGATCGCCAATTGGTCGCGCGACGGGGTGACCAGTGCCCGCGATCCGCTCTCAACCGTCACGGCTTGGCCGCGCGGCGGGTCGCATGCAGTGGTGGCTCCGGTGATGGTCCAGGCCGGGCACGGCCAGGGCACGCCCGACGCCCCCCGCTGGAGCCATGGCAACAAGAGCGTGCGCGAACCCGTGGGCACGGTCACCGCCAGCGGAGGCGGCCAGGCGCTGGCCGTGGGCACGCTGGTGCAGATGGGTTACGGCGAACGCGAAGGCCAGGCCCCGCGCGCCCTCGATGCGCGCCAGCCCTTGGGCACGGTGGTAGGGGCTGGCAAGTTCGCCGCCGTCACAGCGTTTGTCGAGCAGGCCAACGGCGGCTTCAACGCCACCCCGGCGCGCGACGCACGCGAACCTCTGTCCACAAGCACTGCCACAGGTTCGCAACAGAGGCTGGTGACAGCCCACCTCGCCACGCTTCGGCAGAACTGCACAGGCCAGGATATCCGCGACCCGGTGCCGACGATGACGGCGGGTGGGGAGCACCACGCTTTGATCGAATACACGCTGTCGCCCGAAGCGGAAGAGGGCGCCTTGCGCTGCGCAGCCTTCCTGATCCGCTACTACGGTCAGGGCGGGCAGCTCGGCGACATGCGCGAGCCCATGTCCACCAGCACAACCAAGGACCGCCTCGCCCTGGTCACGGTGTGGCTACGCGGCACGCCCTACGTCATCGTGGATATCCAGCTGCGCATGCTCACCCCGCGCGAGCTGTACAACGCGAACGGCTTCCCCAAGACCTACATCATCGACCGGGGCCACGATGGACGCGCCTTTAGCAAGTCCACCCAGGTGCGGATGTGTGGCAACGCCGTGCCACCGCCGCTGGGACGTGCTGTGATCGAGGCGAACTGGAACAGCAAGGTTCCGATGCGGAGGGCCGCTTGATGGACTCTCGCCGTCAGTCCCCGTATTGCCGTCTGCGTGCAAAAGCCGTTGGCTCAATGGGGCATGCGCTTCGGCAGGCACACCTTGCGGGGCAGAATGGCTTTGATCACATCGAAAGGAGCAATCATGAAACTGGTGAAGGCGCACTTCTATGGCGGAGCTATGGATGGTCAAGTGGAAGTTGTCGAGAAATCCAAACTGCTGGAGGTGGGCGCCCCTGCTACTGGTCAGGTGCACCGATATCGACTCCATTTGGATACGATCCCGCTCGGTTCAGAGCCTGGCTTCGCCATATTCGTACCGGAGGCCATGTCCGCGCAAGAGGCCGCGTCGCTCGTGAGAGAAAGGTTGCCGAACAGAACAGCGCGGAACTAGCAAGTAGGCCGCAGTCTGCGGCGTCGATTTGCACAAACGATATGGGGAGGTTCGCATGAACCTCGCTGACGGCTACGAACTAGTCATCCGCGCCGCCATGGAGGCCGCGCGGCCTGACCCCGAGCTGCGCGTGGACGAATGGGCCGAGGAGTTCATGATCCTTCCCAAGAGCGGCCCGCAGCCTGGGCCGTTCCGTTTCGACCGCAGCCCGCCCGCCCGGCGCGTGCACCAGGTGCTTTCTCCGGGCCACCCCTGCAAACGCGTGGTGGCCAGGGTGGCTTCGCAGATGTTCAAGACGCAGACGGCCTTGAACTGGATCGGTTCCATCATCCACCGCAGGCCACGCAACATCCTGGCCCTGGAGCCCACCGACACGCTGGTGAAGCGTTTCTCTGCGCGTGTCAGCACCATGATTCGCAACGTGCAGGTGCTGCGCGAGCGGGTATCGGCCACCAAGAGCCGCGACAGCCGCAACACCGTTCAGGCCAAGGACTTTCAAGGCGATGCCACCCTGCACATCAATACGGCTGGCTCGGCCGCCAACCTGGCTGAGGTTTCAGCGCCCTTCATCTATGTGGACGAGATCGACCGCCTGGAACTGAACGTTGACGAGGAAGGCGACCCCGTGGAACTGGCCGAAGCCCGTGCCACCCAGTATGCCAACGACTGCAAGTTCTTCTATACCAGCAGCCCAAGCACCGAGGGCTTCAGCAAGATCGATGACCTGTTCGAGATGGGCACCAAGGAGGAATACCACGTCCCTTGCCCTGACTGTGGTCACCTGCATGCTTTGGTGCTGGACAACTTCCGCTATGAGCGCGACCCGGAAACAGGCTACATGGATAGGGCATGGTTCGTGTGCCCTGCGTGCTTCTTCGAGATCGATGAACACCACAAGACCACAATGCTGCCCGATATCGGCATGGGTGGAGAGGCGCGCTGGGTAGCAACATCGACGGGCGACGGTGAAACCATCAGCTTTACCCTGTCGGCGTTTTACATGCCCATTGGGGCCATCACCTGGCTGTCGCTGGCCCGCCAGTATGCCCGCGCCAAAGATCGTCGGGCGCGGGGAGACCACGAGGGCATGCAGGTGTTCTACAACACCCGCCTGGGCCTGAGCTACAAGAATACCGAGTCCAACACAACCGCAAAACAGCTTCAGGATCGCGCCGAAGAGATCCCGCCCCGGGTGATTCCAGACGAAGCGCTGGTGGTCACCATGGCCACCGACACCCAAGACGCTCGACTGGAGGTGCAGATCGAGGCCTGGGGGCCAGGCATGCAGCACTGGGTGCTGGATTACATCGTTCTGTACGGTTTGCCATCCGCTTCGCCTGAAGACCCAGAAAGCGTTTGGGCACAGCTCGACAAGATCCGCGCCACGCCGTTTTTGCATGCGTCCGGGCGCGCTATCCCAATCAGTGCTGACGGCATTGACGCTGGCGGTAGCCACACGCAGGACGTGTACAACTATGGCGCCGCCCGCGCCCACTTGGGTTGCACAGTTCTGGGCGGTTCGCCACGGCCCAACCGGCCCATCATCAGTAACGCGCCTTCCAAGGTCGATATCGACTGGGGTGGCACCAAACGCCCGGGGGGCGTAGAGCGTTGGTTGGTCGGTACGGACGTCGCCAAAGACTATCTATTCAACCGCTTCCACCTGGCTGAGGGGGCGGGTGCAATGCGCTTTCACAAACACCTGCCCCCTAAGTGGTTTGCAGGCCTGGTGGTGGAGCAACCCCGCACCCGCTATGTGAAGGGCAGGGCAGTGCGTGAATGGGTCAAGCCCAACGGCGCCCGCAATGAGCCGCTGGACTTGTCCGTCTACAACCTCGCCATCGCCTACCGCCTGGGCCTGCACAAGTGGTCCGCGCTCGACTGGCAGCGGTTGCGGGATCGCCTCATCCCGCGCACCTCCGATCTGTTCGCCCCAGAGATCCCGGTCGCGCCTGCAGTGCCGCACCTACCCGTAGCCGCACCACCGACAGATCCAGCCACCGTACAGACGTCTGTACGGTCTTCGGATGAGGCCCCGCAACCAGCGCCCGCACCCACACCCACACCCACACCCACACCCACACCCACACCCACACCCATCGTCAACCGTGCCCCACCAGCGGGCCGCCGCATTCTTTCAAGGGGGATTTCATGACCGAAAACAACCACTACGACACCGAGGCCATGCGCCTTGCCGCCCCTGCGCCGCAGCAGCACGGCCCCGAGGCGCCGCCTGAGCTGAGCGAGGAACAGCGCGACCTCGATGACCTGTGCGAGCGCTGGGTCAACTGGAAGGCCTCGCGCCGCCTGTTCGGCCCACCGCCGACGATGGGCAGTGTGCTCGGCCAGCTCAGCGGCACCCGCACCCGTCCACTCAAGCAGGGCGGGCCTGATGCGATTTGCAGTGCAGAACTTGCGGCTTTGCATGTGGCCTACACCTGCCAGCCCGATGCACTCGACAAGCGCGTGTTCGACCTGTACTACATCCACCGGGTGGCCCCCATCAAGGCCGCTGCTGCAGCGCTGGGCATCGGGCGCCAGCACTTCTACGCCGTGCTGGGCGACTTCCGCAAGCGCATTCACATGGCATCGAAGCACATCCTGGCGGAAGAAGAGGGGCGACTCTCCAACATGCAGCACTCGCGGGCAGCACGTAGCGCACTGGAGGAATGATCGTCAAGCGCTTTTTTGTCGCCTGTGGAGGCGACACTTTAGCGCTCGACGGCACCCGACAAAATGGCCCAAAATTCACCCTAAATCAGGTAAGTCTCAAAAGTCCGTAAACACTTTTGGAGGCCCTCATGTAAGCCTCAACCTACCACCCCAACACCCCACCGCAGCAAGCGCAAGTGGTATCGCCCCCGGTCTCCGCAAGGAGCCGGGGGTTTTGTTTTGGAGTTTCAAAAGCCCATGTTGACCATCCGCCGCAGCGGCCCCACGCTCGCAGAAATTGCCGCCGACGTGCGCAGCGTGCCTGTCCGCATGGTGCCCTACGCTGCTGCCACGGCGCTCACACGCTGCGCCCAGTACGCGCAGCGCACCGAGCTGCCCGCTGAAATGCGCCGGGTGTTCTCCAGCCCTGTGGCCTACACCCTCAACTCGCTGCGCATTGAGCCAGCGACTAAAGACACATTGAGTGCCCGGGTGATGGTCAAGGACACAGGCACAGCCGGGGGCGTAGCGCAAGAAAAGTTTCTGCAGCCCGAGGTGGATGGTGGTGTGCGCGGCCACAAGCGCATGGAAAACGCCATGCGCTATTTGGGCGTGATGGGCGCAGCGCAATACGCCATGCCCGGTGCTGGCTTATCTCTCGACGCCAACGGCAATGTCAAGGGCGCCGAGGTTCGCACCATCCTCAGCGCCCTCAAGAACATCCGTGGCGGCGTCGGTGCCAAGGGCCAGAAGGCAGGCCGGGGCCGCAAGCTCGCCAACGACCTGTTCGTCGGCAAGCCCAACGGCGGCAATCGGCCAGACGGCATCTGGCGCCGTGAGGGCCAGCGCATCCGCGCCCTGTTCATCTTCACCACAGACGCCCCCGACTACAGCCGCCGCCTCGACTTCTCGGGCGTGGTGCAACGCGTGGCGCTGGAGCGTTTCCGCCCCGAGTTTGAAAAGGCTGTGGCAGGAATGCAATCGCGTGGAGGTGCCTGGGCATGAGCGCACTCACCATCGAACAGTGGCGCGAACGCCTGGCGGGCTACATCGCCTCCGAGAAGCGCATCCTGGAATCGCAGGAATACACCGTGGGGCAGGGCGGTACAGCCCGCCGTAACCGCCGCGCCGACCTGGAGGCAGTGCAAGCGGGCATCCGCGAATGCAATGCCGAGATCGCAAAGCTCGAAACCGCCGCAACCCCTCGCGCACGGCGCGTGTTCACCCTGCGCCCGTACTAAGCCATGCGAATCCACCCCATCGACCGCGCCATCGCAGCGGTAGCGCCAGCCTGGGCGATCAAACGTGTACAGGCCCGCGTGCAGCTCGCGGCGGTGTCTGCCGTGCCCGACCCCACCGTTGTGCAAGCATCCGACGACAGCACGGGCGGCAATGCCCCCGGCTTCATGCGCCGCTTCTGGAACGCGGTGGCCCGCGATGCTCGCAGCGACACACTGCGCAAGCTGCCCACGCAGCGCGCCCAGTCGCGCGAGCTGGCCCGCACATCGCCCATTGCAGTTGGCGCCATCAACACCAACATCGACCGCGTGGTGGGCACCGGCCTGGCACTCAGCAGCCAGCCCGCGCTGAAGGTGTTGGGCTGGACGCCCGAGCAGGCCATCGAGTGGAAGGCGCTGGTTCAGCGCGAGTTCAGTCTCTGGGCCGACAGCACCGACTGCGATATCGAGCAGCAGCTCAACTTCTACCAGCTTCAGGCCCTGGTGCTGCGCTCCACGCTGGAGAGCGGCGATTGCTTCACCCTGCTGCCCGATGGCGAGCGCACCGCCACCCAGCCCTATGCCCTGCGCCTGCAAGTGCTGGAGGCCGACCGCGTGGGCAACCCGCTGGGGCAGATGGACACGGCCACCATGGCGGGCGGCGTCAAGCTCGCCCCCAGCGGCGCCCCGCTGGAGTACCACCTTTACAACCAGCACCCCGGCAGCTACCTGCCAGCCGCTGGCAGCAGCATTTTTGCAGGCCAATGGGTAGCGCGCCTGGGCCGCAGCGGGCGCCGCCGCATCCTCCACCACTTCCGCAAGCTGCGCCCCGGCATGCCGCGTGGTGTGCCCTACCTGGCCCCCATCATTGACTGCATCAAGCAGATCTCGCGCTACACCGACGCCGAGATCATGGCCGCAGTCATCACGGCCTACCTCACCGTCTTCATCGAAACACCCACGGGCAACGCCGCCCCCGTGTTTGACGGTCAGGCCGCCGTGGCCCAGCAGCAAGACGTAGCCCTCGGCATGGGCAGCGTGGTGGGACTGGCACCGGGCGAGAAGGCCACCATGGTCAATCCCGGCCGCCCCAACCCCAACTTTGGCCCATTCATCGATGCGGTGATCAAGCAGATGGGCATTGCCTTGGGCCTGCCTTACGAGCTTCTGGTCAAGCAGTTCAACGCCAGCTACAGCGCCAGCAAGGCGGCGTTGCTCGATGCCTGGGTGTACTTCCGGAGCGTGCGCTACTGGCTCTCGCAAAGCTTCTGCCAACCCGTGTTTGAAACCTGGATGGCCGAGGCCGTGGCCATTGGTCGTGTGCCAGCCCTGGGCTTCTTCAACGACCCCATGCTGCGCTGGGCCTACACCCGCGCCGCCTGGCCTGGCGACAGCATGGGCAGCATCAACCCAAAGGACGAAGTCGCCGCCTACTTGGCCGCCGTCGATGGCCGTTTGCTCACCCGCGAGCGTGCCGAGTGGGAGCTGTTCGGCAGCGACTGGAACGACACCTATACGCAAAAGCTGATGGAGCACGAGCGCCTGAACAAGGACGGCATGGCCCCAACGCCCAAGGCTGGGGCCGCTGCGCCCCAACCCGGGCCACAGCCCGCCGACCGGACTGCACCTGACGCAACACCCACCAACGAAGACAACGCCCCATGAGCAGCAGCGATTTCACTCCCCTGGTCGAAACCCACCACCGTCGCCGCGTGGCCTTCGACCCCACCATCAACCTCGGCCACGTGCTCACCTTCGTCGGCTTCCTGATCACCGGCTTCTCGGCCTACAGCGCACTCGACAAGCGCGTGACGCTCATCGAATCGCAGTCCGCAACGGTGGTCGAGCGCACGCGCGAGCAGGACGTTCGCCTCAAAGACACCCTGGCCGAGATCAAGGGCGACGTCAAAGAGCTGCAGCGCTCGGTGAACGACGTCAACCGCAACCTCAGCAGCACGCCCACGGCGCCTGCACGGAAGTAGCACCATGACCTTGCGAGACCTCATCCTCGGTGCCTGGGCCATCGAGCCCGACATGCTGCGCGAGCTGCAGGGCATCTACGCCACGCACCTGCGGGGCGACAAGATCGACATCGAAGCCATCGAAGCCCGCCTGGGGCGTCCCCTGGCGCATGAGCAGCAGGACTACAGCCTGGAGCCCGGTGGTGTGGCTCTGCTCCGCCTGTCGGGTGTCATGTCGCCCAAGGCCAATCTGTTCATGCGCGTCAGTGGCGGCATCAGCACTCAACTCGCCAGCCAGCAGCTTGAAAGCGCTGCCGCAGATCCCCGCGTGCGGGGCATCGTGGTGGCGCTCGACACACCGGGCGGCAACGTCATTGGCGTGCCCGAGCTTGGCGATACCGTGCGCTACGCGGCAGGGGTCAAGCCCCTGGTGGTGCACGTTGATAACCAAATGCACAGCGCGGGCTACTGGGTCGGCAGCGGAGCCAACGCCATCTACATCAGCGGCCCGGTGGTCACTGTTGGCAACATCGGCGTGGTGGTGGACCGAGAGTATGACCCGCAAGCGCGTACGCGCACAGAGAGCATCACGGCAGGCAAGTACAAGCGCCTGACCAACGCATCCGAGCCGCTTTCTGCCGAAGCCCGCGCCGTAGTGCAGGCCGACGTGGACTATGTGTACACGCTGTTTGTCGATGCCGTCGCCGCCAACCGTGGCGTCACGGCAGACCAAGTCCTGGAACACATGGCTGATGGCCGTGTGTTTCGCGGTCAGAAGGCGCTTGACGCCGGGCTCGTGGACGGTGTTTCCACGCTCGACGACTTGCTGCAAGCCATGGCCGCAGACCCCGCCCAGTTTGCAACGCGCCGCAAGGCCGTGTTCAAGGCTAAGGCGGCCCTTCCGTCCCCAAGCGCCGGTGCCGCGCCCAAAGACACAACCTCAACCCGTGAAAAGGAACCCACCATGCCCGGTGAAAACCAAGCTCCCATCACGCGTGCGTCTTTCGAGCAGGACCACGCCCCACTCTTCGCGCAGTTGCGCGGCGAGTTCACCACCGTCGGCGCCACGCAAGAGCGCGAACGCATCCAGGCCGTCTTGGCCGTGGGTGACAACCTGCCCGGCCACGAGAAGCTGCTCAGTACCCTGGCTTTCGACGGCAAGACCACGGCACCCGAAGCGTCCATGGCCGTTTTGAAAGCCGAAGGCGACCAGCGTGCCGCAGCTATCAAGGCTCACGCGGACGATGCCCCGCCAGCAGCCACGGGCAGCGCAGCGCCCTCCGACACGGTCACCAAGACCAAGGCCGAGCAAGCGCAAGAAGCCAAGGCCTACGCCAAAGAAAAAGGCGTGGACTTTGTCACCGCCCTCAAGGAACTCGGCTTCGCGTCGTAACGCGCAGTCGCTCCCAAACCCCTCAACTCTTGGAGAACGCAATGTCTTCTGGAAACTTTTCCCTGCTCACACAGACCGTAGCGGCGGCTGGCGCATTGGCGGCGTGCCGCTTCATCACCCAAGCCGGGGCTTATCCCGCCGCTGGCGCTGCCGCATTCGGCGTCACACGGACCAGCGCAGCAGCAGCTGGTGACCTGGTCCCCACCGATGTACTGGGCACTTCCATCGCCGAGACCGGAGCCGCCATCACAAAGGACACGCCGTTGATGGTGGACGCCACCGGCCGCGTGGTTCCTCTCACCGTGGGCAGCAAGTCGCCGGTTGCCAAGTCGATGGAGGCTGCGGCAGGTGCAGGCGTCTTCATCGAAGTGCTGCTGGTGCCCAGCGCTGGCCTCGTGACGCCAGCCTCCTGATCGCTGAGCGACCAGGCCACCTTTCACAACTCCACAGGAGAAATCCATGAACCAACAAAACCTCTCCCAGACCCGGGTGATCGATCCGATCCTCACCGAAGTAGCGCGCGGCTACGGTGCTCCCAACGCGCGCATTGCCAACATTCTGTTTCCCATCGTCTCGGTGGGTGCCCGCGCTGGCACGATTCTCTCGTTTGGCCCTGACAGCTTCCGTCTGGTCAACACTGCTCGCGCCCCCGGCGCAAACACCAAGCGCATCAAGCTCGGTTACGACTCGGGGAAGTATGCGCTGGTGGACCACCGCCTGGAAGGCGAAGTCCCCATTGAGCACGAAGAAGAGGCCGATGCAGTCCCCGGCATTGACCTGGGTAGCATGGCAGTAAACACGGTCCAGGACGTGATGGGCAATGAGCGCGAAAAGCTCGCTGCCGACCTGGCGCTGAACCCTGCGAACTATGCGCCCTCCAACAAGACCTCCCTCTCTGGCACCAGCAAGTGGAGCGACCCCGCCAGCGATCCAATCTCGGACATCAACGATGCCAAGGAAGTGGTTCGCAGCAAGATCGGCAAGAAACCCAATGTTCTGGAAGTCGGTCCACGGGTGCTGATTGCGCTGCGGAACCACCCCAAGATCCTTGACCGCATCAGCACCACGGTCGATCGCGTCCCTGCGACGATTGAGCAACTCCAGCGCTTGCTGGAGATTCAAACAATCGTGGAAGGTGAAGCTACTTATCACGACGGCACGGAGTTCAAGGACATGTGGGGCCTTGATGCCTTGCTGGCCTACACGACCCCCGCCAGCATGCAGCGTCGTGGTTCGCCAAATTTTGGCTACACCTATCAGCTGAAAGACCGTCCGATTGTCGAAGAGCCCTACTTCGAGAAGAACCCACAGACCTGGTACTACCCCGTCTCGGACGCGTACCAGCCAGTCCTGGTGGGCGCAACTGCTGGCTTCCTGTTCACTGGTGCTGCCGCTCCGGCTGCGTGATCATGGCCCGATACACCGCACTCACCCCCATCAAGCACGATGGGAAAAAGTACGCTGTCGGCGCCTCCATCGACCTGACCAAGGCCGAAGCCGAGGAGCTGCCCGATGGCACCGTGGAGCTGCCCCGTGCCGAAGACATAGCCGCTCGCAAGGCTGCAGCAGGCAACGGCGGCGCGCAGGGCTGACCACCGCCATGCTGGATCTCGAAGAAGACATGGTCACCGTGTTCTACGGCCCGGACTTCGCCACCACCTTCACGCGCCAGCGGCCATCGGTCGCTGACGTGGATGTGGTGCTGATCTTCGGGGTGGTGGATGCGGAGGCCCTGGAGGGCCGCGCCTTGGCTGCGACACGCAAGGTGCAGATGCCTGTCACGCAGGATGTCCGCGCTGATGACGTGCTGGTGGCCAAGGAGGCTATCCCAGCCCTCAGCATCTCCGTAGGCGCCCGGTTTCGCGTGCTGGACAACCCCCAGCGCGTGAACGACGGCATGGAGATGGAGGCGCTGCTGGGCAGCGTGTCGCCATGAGCGTGCTCAAACCTGACACCCTGCCCGAAGGTGTTCCATTCGTGGCTGGCGCTACGGTCATCGACGCGTTGAGGAACGCTCCTGACCTTGATGGCGCCAAGATTCTCGACAACCCCGTTCGCTCAAGCGATCTGGTGGAAGGCGACCGAATCATCTTCTTCGAGGATCAGATCGACAAGCTGTTGGAACAGCCCGCACAGCGGCAGTACCGCACCTATGGGTTCTCCATTGGCGTGATCAGCCGTACTACGGATGCAAGGCGCGCTGCCCATCGGGACTATCGGGCGGTGAAGCGCGTCCTGCGCAGCCTCTCGATGCCCGCTATCTCGCAGGCGGGGGTGGAGATCGCCAAGTCGGGCATCCGCGAAGGCGAAGTGCGCTACCGCCTGGAGAACATCGACGTGGGAGGCGGTCTCATTGTGGGCCTCTTCACGCTCGACTACCGCGACCCTCTCTAAGCAACCAAAACCTCAATCCATGGCCCGCTGATGCGGGCCTTTCTTTTTCTAGGAGTTGAACATGGCAAACGAACTCGCAAAAGCGATTCTCGGCTCGGGCGGCGTACGCTTCAATCTTTACGATTTCGTCGCTCAAAAGTATGCAGGTCTCGGCGACCTGCTTGAAACCGACAAGTTTGAGATCACGCCCGATGCCGAACTGAAGCGGAAGACTTCCAAGAGCCGCAACCGCTATGGGCAGAACATTGCTTCTACAGCAATCGCCAAGCCCACCAAGATCGCTATCACGCTGTCTGGGCTGTCGGCTGCAGCCTTGGCAATGCAGTACCAAGGCACGCTTTCGCAGGAAGCTCAAGGGGCCGGTACGCTGACGGATGTGACTGTTGTGGCGAAGCTCGACAAGTGGGTCAGCATTGGCAAGCGCAACATCGTGGAGTCCGGCTTTGCAGTGGCGCCAGCTGCTGGCGGGACTGCATTTGTGAAGGACACCGACTACGTGGTGGACTACGCAAACGGTCGCCTTAAGGTCTTGAGCGCAGGCAGCATTGATGCGGATGCTGAGCTGGACATCACCGGCACATACCTGGCCTACAACGGGCTGCTCGTCCGTGGTGGCACCCGGGCACAGATTCGTGCACAGGTTGTCTTTGAAGGTGAAAACCAGGTGGACGGCCAGTATGTGGAGGTGGAAGCCTATGAGGCCGTCTTCATGTCCAACAAGGGCTTTGACTGGCTGGCCGACGACTTCAACGGCATCGAGCTGGAGGGTGAACTGAACGTTCCCGAAGGCAAGACAGAGCCTTACACCATCCGCATGCCGAACGTCGAGGCCTGATCGGTCAACGCCGTACAGACGTCTGTACGGCGCCCATCAGCACCAAAACGGGCCAGCCCACCACCACGGTGGCGATGGCCCCGCCACCCAGCGCCATCAGGCGCTCCGAATCCACCAGCAGGCCCAACAGGGCCAGCGGAATGCCTGCGCCCACCAGGGCGAAGCACCACAACAAACCTTTCATCTGATCCTCCAAAATGGCAGACCCCAAGATCAAATACGACATCGAAGCCGCCGTCAAGGGCGCGCCTGATGCCGAGGTGCTCGCTAAGACGCTGCACGGGGTCGCTGATGTCTTGGAGGGCGACCTCAAGGAAGGTGCTCTGCAGGCCGCGCAGGCGCTTGAGGCGCTCGCCTCCAAGCAACGGGCGGTCGAGAACTTCCAAGCCCTGAAGCGCGAGTCTGCCGACCTGGGGACTGCACTGCAGAAGGCCACCGAGCAGGTTGACCGCCTGGGCGCCGAATTGCCGCAGGCAGCGGCCCAAACCCAAGCCCTGGCAGTTGCTGAGCGCGCAGCCCAAACGGCGCTGGAACAGGCTCGCACAGCTCTGCAGAGCAAACGTGATGCGCTCAAGGCTGTGCGCGAGGAAACACAGGGCTCTGCGCGCCGGACCGAAGAATACAAAGCCACGGTGGCGGGCCTCAAAGATGGCATCAAGACCGCCGTGGCAGAGGTCAAAGCCCAACAGACCGCACTGCGCAGCACGGCCCAGGCCACGACCCAAGCCCAAAACGCCGAAGCCGCGTTGCGCAAGGAATATGACCTGGCTATCGGCTCCTCGGTGCGCTTGAGCACTGAGCTGGGCAACAAGCGCCGCGCGCTGACTGAGACGCGCGAGATCATGCAGGCCGTTGGCATCAGCACGACCAACCTCGCGCAGGCCGAGGTTGGTCTGCGCAGTGCGGTCGCTCAGGTGCGGCAGGAAGTGGCCGCCTTGGCCCCCGCCTACCAGCAGGCCGCCTCAGCCTCTACGCAGTCCACCCAGGTGCAAGCGCAGAACCAGCGCACCCTGCGTGAGGGCATGACCTCCATCAGCACGCAGCTGCAGCGCATCCAGCAGATCGCCACTGTTGCGCTGGGCGGCAGCTATGTCGGGGGTCTTGCCAAGAGCGTGGCAGACACCGCCGATGAGTTCCGCAACCTCGAAGCCCGCGTCAAGTTGGCGACGGGCGAAGGCCCGCTGTTCCAAGCCGCCTTTGATGGGGTGGCGCAGGTCGCTCTGCGCACGAACACCGCGCTCAATGAAACCGGCACGCTGTTCGCGCGCCTGGCGAAGGCAGGGACAGAGGCCGGCCAGTCAGCCCAGCTTGCGCAAGACAACGCCCTGCGCCTCACTGAAACCATCAATCAAGCCATCCAGCTATCGGGTGGCTCTGCCGACTCGTCCAGGGCCGCGATCACGCAGCTCATTCAGGGCTTGCAATCGGGCGTCTTGCGGGGCGAAGAATTCAACTCAGTGATGGAGCAGGCGCCGCGCCTGGCACAAGCCATGGCCAACGGCCTGGGTGTGACGACTGGCGAGCTGCGCAACCTGGCCGGGCAAGGCGCCCTTACTGCTGAAGTAGTGATGAAGGCCCTGCGCGGCCAGGCCGATGTGGTTGCCAACGAGTTCTCCAAACTGCCGCCCACCGTGGGCCGCGCTCTGCAGAACCTGACCACGCAGTGGACCCTGTATGTAGGCCAGTCCGACAACGGCCTGGTGAGCAGCGCCAACGCGGCGAAGGTCATCAACGCATTGGCTGGCAACCTTGACACCCTGGTGACCACCCTCACCGCTGCGGGCAAGCTGTGGGCGGCAATCAAGATCGCAGGCCTGGCAGCTGACTTTGGCGCCTGGGCGCTCAAGACCCTATCGGCCACGGCTGCTGTCGAAAAGAACACCCTCGCAGTGGCTGCGAACACCACTGCGCAGGTGGGCAATGCCGCTGCCCACGCTGCCAACACCGCCGCGCAAACCGCCAACATCGCCGCCACCACGGCGTCCACAGCTGCGCGCACCGCCAATGCCGCGTCGTGGGCCTCGATTGCCACTTTTACCGGGCAGGCCACCAAGGCCACCACAGCGGCCACGGCGGCGGCTGTGGCGAACACGGCTGCGGTGGGTGCCAAGACTGCGGCGTTCGGCGTACTGGGCGGCGCTGTGCGAGGCGTTACTGCGCTGTTGGGCGGCCCGCTGGGGTTGATCGCAACGGTGGTGCTTTTCAATGGAGAGATCAGGCGCGGTGCAACATCGGTCTTCGAGTGGGCGATGAGCTTCACCGAGGCCGGTAGAACCCTCAAGAACTATGAAGCTCAACAGCGCGCAGCCACCGAGGCTGTCGCTCGTGACATAGAGGCTCGCAAGGCGCAGGCGGCGGCCTTGCAGCTGCAGAACGACAAGCTAGTGGAGGCCCGCAACCGGGTCTTTGACCTGACCAAGGAGAGCGTGGGCCTCATCGCAGAGTTCGACAAGCTGCGCACCTCGGGCGACTCTGTCGCTGATGCGGTAGGCAAGATCGGCAAAGATTTTGACCTGTCGAACTCCCCAGGCATCCGCACCGCCTCTGCCGTGCTCGACAAGCTGCTGGCAGACGGCAAGCTGACGGCCAGCGAGTTCCAGGCCGCCTGGGCAAAAGCGCTTGATGGGCAAGACCTCGCCAAGTTTGAAGTGCTCGCTCGCACCGCATTTACTGCTGCTGCGCAAGACGCGAAGAAGCTGCAGGACCAGCTGCAGCAGGCCATCACCAACGGCGCATCCGAGACGGTGCTCAACGACCTGCGAGATCGCATCAAGTCAACCCTTGAGGCTGCGGGCCGCGAATCAGAGCGCGTGTCCCAGATGATGGACAACGTCCTGCGCGAGGCGGTCAAGCGCACGGGGCTGGAGTTCGACCAGCTGCAGGGCAAGATCGGTACCGCATCGCGCAGCGCGTTGAATGACCTCGATGTCGTCATCGGTGGCCTTGACCGCTTGAAGGCACAAGGTGTAGATGCCGGGCGCGTGCTGGCCGCAAGCTTCACCCAGGCCATCAACACCGCCGACAGCCAGAAGGCCCTGGACGAACTCCGCGCCCGTGTCGAACAGGTGCGCAGGGCGCTGGGTGACAAGGTTGCCGACGGCCTGCTGGACCAGGCCAAGCAGAAAGCCGAGGAGCTGAAGGCGGCACTTGATCAGGCCACCCCCGGCATCAACAGCGTGGCAGAGGCCATGAAGCGCCTGGGCCTTGAATCCACAGCCAGCCTGCAGCGCACCGCCACCGAAGCCCAACAGGCCTATGCCGTCATCGCCCAGGCAGGCGCGCAAGAGGGCGAGTCCTATATTGCCTACCAGCGCCGCAAGGAGCTGGCGGCCCTGGCCATGATCCAGCGCATGGTGGAGGCCAATCGCGGCATCGTGGACGCGAACATTGCGGCGCAGGCCTCGGCGGCGGGTCTCAAGGTCGAAGTAGATGAGAGCGGCCGCACCATCGTGCGTTCCATGCGCGATGCTGAAGAAGCCACACACCGCGTGGGCCGTGCAGCCGGTGGGGCGGCAGGCGGCTATCGGGATATGGCCGCTGCTGCGGCCCAAGCAGCTGCAAACGCCAAAGCCCTCGAAAAAATCTACGACAAACACCGCCTCACACCCGGTGGCGACAAAGACAAATACACGGTTGGCGATGGCTCCGACCTGGTCGGCAAGTCCCGCGACATCCGCTACGCCGGAATCAACGACACCGACATCAACCAGCAGATCGCCGCCCGCTATGGCGAGGAGGCTGTGGGCAATGAACTTGCCATGAAGGCTTGGCAACTGCGCTTGCAGCTCCAGGCCTATCAAAAGAACTACGGGAACATGCGCAGCAAGCAGAGCCTGCTGGAGCAACGGAACATTGCAGCGGAGCTTGAACGCATCGAACGCGAGCTGGCCAAGTCGCTCGGGAAGGATGGATCGACCTCCTCCCGCCCTGGTGGCGCTGGTGGCAGCGCCGGTGGCGGCGGTGGCTCCAGTGGCGGCGGTGGAAACGGTGCAGGCGGCAGAGGCGGCGGCGTTTCATCGGGTAGCGGTGGGCTTGACTCCGGCAGTCCGGGCGGCGTATCGCGGCAACCCCCGGGCGTGCCCGTCCATCTTCACTACGGCAATCGGAACCTGGGTGCGGTGAACACCGACGCTGCCGGGCGCGAGGTGCTGGAGAACTTTCTCACCGCGCTGTCCGACAGCAAGCGTGTCTCAAGGTAGCCCATGGCCATCACTCTCACATACGGCTCCACCACCCTGGAACTGCCGGAAGACCTCCTGTGGGTCAATGAATTCCGCTGGTCTGCGGTGGCCCAGTCCACCGAACGCAGCCTTACCGGCGCGCTGCTGGTTGACGCTGCCCCCCGCGTAGGCGGCAGGCTGATCACGCTGGCAGGCAGCGAAGACAGCGCCTGGATTCTCCGCTCCGGCATGGAAACCCTGCTTGCCTGGGCGGCACTGCCCGAGCAGCAATTCACGCTCACGCACAACGGCGTGGCGCGCACGGTCATTTTTGACCACGGCACCGCAGAAGAAAGCGGCGCCATCAAGCAAGTAGAGCCCGTGATCGATTACAGCGACCCCGAGCCCTCCGACTACTACTGCAGCCTCGAACTCAACTTTTTGGAAGTCTGACCATGTCCATCGCATCCGGCGACATCAAATTCTTTGCCTCCAAGAACATGACCGACACCCCGGACGGCGGGGGCGGCCCGACCGGCGTTGTCATCCCCGATGGCGCCAGCAACGCCATCTTCCCGGACATCAGCGAGCTGGACCGGGCCATAGGCCGCGTGAACATCCGCCAGGTTGTTCTGGGGGTGACCACGCCGGACACGGACACCTACCTGGGCGCGCACGTCATCATTGCCGCGCCGCCCAATGATCCGCGCGTGTCAGTTGTGATGGTCAAGGTCGATAACTTGTTTGCCAACCGCGACGAGATGAAGCGCCGCATCGAGAGCTACCTGGCGGGCGGCTCCTCCTACCCTGGCTACCTGTTCGGCGACATGCTGCAGGGTCAAAGCTCCATCGCAATTGCGCAGCGCGAGGGCGTGCCCTTGCCCAACATCGGTGATCGTCTGGTGCTGCGAAAGAACTTCGGACTTCCCGGCCAGGTCGAGCAGTTCGTGGCCGTCACATCGGTCAGCAACCTGCTGCGCATCTTCTCTGACAGCGCCGGTGACTTCCTGCGCAACATCGTCTCGCTGGGCCTCAGTGATCCGCTGGAAGCCGACTTCGACGGTTTCGACGCCGTGCGCATTGATCCCAGCGCCGAAGAGATCAAGGCGCGCACCAGCATCAACGAAGCCGTGGTCGCCAATGCCGCCAGCTTCTACGGGGCGGTGCCTTTGGCCGAACCCGCCAGCATTGGCGACTTCACGGTGCGCGCCAGCACCATCCGCGTGCCCATCGTCCCCAGTGCACAGGCCGAGACGCCCATTGCCGACGCGAGCACCAATGGCATGGCATACGCCCTGGTGGCGGCTGGCGGGCCGGTGGTGCAGTCGGTGTTTGCCAACTGGTCTCCCAGCCAGTCCTTGTTCGTGGGCGGTAGCCTGCTGCCTGGCAGCGTGTCTATCGAGCGCGATGGCATCACGATCATCGATAAGGGCGGGCGGCTGCTGCAGGCCGGTGCCGAGGTGGGCAGCATCGACTACGACAACGGTGTGGCATCGCTTTCTGTGGATGTGTTTGGCGCGGGCGCAGGATCGCACACGATCACCGCCACCCCCGCCGCCACACCGCAGGCCGCGCAGCGTTCATTGGGCATCCCCATCACGCTGCAAAACCGCGCCCTGAACAATGTGGTCACCATCGTCCCCCCCGCGCGCCGCAGCCTGGTCGCGCACTACCTGGTGGCCGGGCGCTGGTACACCCTGCGAGAAGACGGCTCTGGCGCCTTGCGCGGTCTGGACGCATCGTATGGGGTGGGCAACCTCAATCGCACCACGGGCACGCTGCAGCTCACGCTGGGGGCCTTGCCCGACGTTGGCAGCGCGCTGATCCTGCAGTGGATTGATGAAGTGACCAGCCAGGCGCTGAGCAACACCACATTGCGGATGGGCTCGCGGCTCTACACGCCCCTCAATACCTCGGGGGATGCTTCGGAGGCGCCGGGTGATCGCCCCATCCAGCCGAACAAGCTGAAAATCACCTGGAACGACGGTGCCGCCAAATCGGCATCCGATGACGGCAACGGCGTCATCACCGGCGATGCCACGGGCGTCGTGGACTATCAGCGCGGTGTGGCGCTGCTGGCGCCCACCGCGCTACCCGCACCCGGCACGGTCTTCACACTCAAGCAAGAGAACGCACCGGGCGTGCCTGCCAGCGGGGCCGTTGCCATCACCAAGACCGACTTGGTGTGGACCACTGGCGCGCCCGTGCGCACCTCCACCGTAGGCGCAACCCTCGCGGGCGGCACGGTGGCTTTTGACCTGCAGATCGTGGCAAACGGCACGGCCACTGGCCTGCCTGCAGGCGCGCAGCTCTACCTGTCTCGCGCGCATGGAGACAACGGTATTCGCGGGTCGGTGACCATGACGGTCAACGTGACAGACGACGGCAGCGGCAACCTCAAGGCCTTGGGGCAGACCATCGGCTCGGTCAACTACAGCACGGGCCAGCTCAGCATCAACCCCGCACTGTTCAGCACCGCTGCGATGACCGGATGGCAGGCACTGCTGGTCGCCACCGTCGATGGCACCGGCCAGAACTGGCTGCTGATGGGTGGCCGTCTGGGCGACTACGCTGGGGCTGGCTTCACGTTTGACGCAGACTGCACCTTCAATCCGCTCAACACCCTGGTTTACATCCCGGGCACCGCCTCCACCGACCCTATCGACCCCGTGTCCGTCACGGTGGACGCCTACTTCAACCGGGTTTTGACTCTGGCGGATGGCTATACGCTGCAGGGCGTGTCGTTCGAGCTGGCGGGCGAGCGGCTGTTGGCCGCCAACACCGGGGTGCTGCTGGGCAGCATCAACCCCGCTACTGGCGCAGGGGTGCCGGTGGGCACGGTAAGCGCTGCCCTGGGCATGCTCCAGCTCACCACTTGGGCGCCAGGCACTGCCAACGCGCTGACCAACTGGCGCGCGGTGCAGGCGCCTCCCGTGTCGGGCTCGGGGGACATCTCCGGAAACACAAAGGTGATGTTCCGCACCGCCACGGCGCCGCTGCGCCCGGGCAGCTTCTCGCTGGTGGGCGAGATGGAAGACGGCACGCCCATCAACGTGACTGCGGGCACCAACGGCAAGATCGACGGCGCCCGCGTCAAGGGCACCATCAACTACGACAACGGCGTCGTGGAGCTGGTGTTCTGCAGCCCGGTGCCCACCAGCTTGGGCACCGCAGACCTGTCGTACATGGGGATCGCCGGTGTTGGCGTTGTTGATCTGGACACGGCCCGTGCCAGCACGCTGCGCTACAACGCGGTGGCCTACACCTACATCCCGCTGGATGCCTCCATCGTGGGTATCAACTCGGTGCGCCTGCCCACTGACGGCCTCGTGCCTGTGCATGCGGCGGGCCGAGTTGCCGTCGTCGGCAACGTTCAGAAACTGGCGCCCGCCACGGTTGCCAACGGCGACACCTTCGACTGCGGCCGAACCCGCCTCTCGCGCGTGCGCTTGCTGGGCCATGACGGTCTCACGATCAACACCGGTTACACCGTGGATCTCGAAACCGGCCTGGGCACCTACACGGATGTTTCCAGCTTTATCCAGCCGGTGACCGTGGAGCACCGCATCGAAGACACGGCACTGGTGGGGGACGCGCAGCTCAGCGGCCATATCCGCTTCACACGCCCGCTCACCCACAACTACCCGGTGGAGGGCACCTACGTCAGCAGCGCGCTGCTGCTGGGCGACATGCGCGCCCGGGTGTCGCTGAAGTTCGACCAGATGAGCTGGAACGGCATCACCTGGCTGGATGCCCTGGACGGTGACCAGGCCCTGGCGTCCTACAACGACACGCTGGCCCCCATCGAGGTGACCAACGAAGGCGCCCTGACAGAGCGCTGGGCGCTGCACTTTGAGGTCAGCGGCACATCGTTTCGGATCGTCGGCGAGAACGTCGGCGTCATTGGCACGGGTTCCACGGGCGCCGATTGCGCGCCCATCAATCCCAACACCGGCGCGCCTTACTTCACGGTCCGTGAATCAGGGTGGGGCGCGGGCTGGGTGGCGGGCAACGTGCTGCGCTTTAACACCGTGGGCGCCATGGCATCTGTGCCTCTTGTGCGGGTGATCCAGCAAGGCCCTGAATCCGGCACTGACTACTCATTCTCGGTTCTCGCACGCGGCGACGTGGACCGTCCTTAAAAGAGGCACAGCAACATGACATCTCCTGTCGATACCTCCGTCAAATGGGCACGCAGCAGCATGCCCGGCGCGCCCACGCTGCCCCGCACGGCCGGTGCGTTGATTGCCCTGCTGGACGCCCTGCTGGTCAATGGCTGGGGCCAGCAAACTGCGTCCAGCGTCGTCGTTGCGGGCGGCGTGGCCACGGCGACGTTTCCGACCGACCACGCGGCAGCAAAGCATGCGGTGGTTCTGGTGGACGGCGTGACTGGCGCCCTCACGGCTTTAAACGGCGAGCAGAAAGTGACAGCCGTGGCGCCCAACGTCATCAAGTGGGCGACGGCGGCTGCGGATGGGACGGCCACGGGCACCATCACGGTCAAGATGGCCCCGGCCGGGTTCAACAAGCCTTTCTCTGGCACGAACCTCGCCGCCTACAAGTCGGCCCACCCAGCCGCGCACGGCCAGTACCTGCGCATCAACGACACCACGGCGAACTATGCGCGGGCCGTGGGCTATGAAACCATGACGGCGATCTCCACAGGCACGGGACTGTTTCCTTCGGCCGCACAGCTCAACGGCGGCTATTACTGGGGCAAGGACGAAGACCCGGCAGGCACCGGCAATGCGCCGTACCTGTTTGCATCTGACGGCCGCACGTTCTACCTCTGTGTGCAGTCGTCTTTCAATTACTACAGTGGGAACGCGCGGGCCCATCAGGCATTGGTCTTCGGTGACTTGGTTCCTGAGAGCCCAGGCGGTGACCCATTTGCGACTGTGATCGCTGGGGGTGTAGACACCAACTGGGCGGCTGCCGGGGGCACCTATGTGTGGGACTACTGGTCTTCTGACTATCTGGTCGCGGTTCCACGCGGCGTGTCGGGCGCCGGAACCGCCGTGCGTGGTGCTACCCATTGCGACCTCAATCTGGGCTTCCTCACAGACCTTCCGAACCCCATCACCGGCGCGATACCCATGGGTCGTGTGCTGTACCACGACACCACCGCATCGTTTCCCCGAGCATCGTTCCCTGGTGTGCAATTTGGGCCATGCCCCAGCGCTGAAAAGCTCATCGATGCGCACGCAATTCTGGACATGCCGGATGGGCGGTCGTTTGTCTCGACGTTCTGCTTGTCAACGGTGAACGCAAACTCAGGTCTGAAGGCGGTGTTTATTGATATCACCGGCCCCTGGAGATAAGCCATGGCCGCCCATAAGTACTGGCGCGCTCTGGCGTTGACTGCCGCCACTCCAGCTACCTTGGAGATCTCGGAGTTCCACCTCTACAACGGCACCACCCGCGTCGACGCCGCCGCAACGCTGACTGCCAGTGCCGCGCCCAGCGGGGCGCTGGCGAATCTGAAAGACGACAACACCGGCACCGGCTGCTACTGGGCGTCGGGCGGTGAGTCGGTAGTCCTGACCTGGACCTTCCCCACGCCACAGAACGTGGATGGCATTGTTGTGGGAGCCCGGACCACCATTGCGCGATGGCCCACTGCGCTGCAACTCCATGGCGGGGATGTGACCACGGGCACCGGCCCAAGCCCTGAGTACATCGAGCACCAGTGCTATGGCATTGGGCGCTTCGTCTCGGCCACCAAGACCGGCATTCTTCGCCCCTTGCCAGGCAACGCTCACAAGCCGTTGAAGACCAAGGATTTGCTGATCTGCCCGGGCATAGGCCGTGTGCCCTTTGAAGTGGTCAAGGAAGTAACCCCCGCGACGACCCCCAAGACATACACGCCCCAATGGGCCAAAGTGCGCTTGGAGCGCGACATTGACGGCAAGGTGATCCGCGAGCAGTGGAGCGACCCGGTCACCGGTCTGGGCGTCTTCGAGAACATCGACGAAAACTTCACCTACACGCTCACCGCGATCTACCCAGACAGCGGCATGCGCGCCGTGATCGCGGACCGCATCAAGCCCGAGGGCTACCCAGAATGAGCGACCTGGTGCTCACCGACGCGGGCGCTGTGGCCATGCTGGAAGGCTTGCTGGCGCGCGGCGCGGCATCGCGGCTGCACTTTCTGAGCGCCACGTCGGTCACGCTGGCCGTCTTGGTGCTGGGGTCGCCTTGCGGCGAGATCGTGGACAACAAGCTGGTGCTGGCTCAGGCCGACCCCGAGGGCGACCTGATCGCGGCGAATGGCCTTGCAGCGTTGGCCCTTTGGTACAGCTACGACAACGAACTCCTGGCCTCGGGAGCAGTGACCGATGAGGAGGGCGAGGGGCCGTTCAAATTGTCGGGCAGCGCGGGCACTCTGCTGCTCGCGGGCGGTCGCGCGATCCTTGGCCTGACCGAGCTGACCTGAGCAGCGCGCCATGACAGTCAATCGCCTTGCCTTTACCCAGGCACCGCTGCCCGATGAGCTGCCGGTGCGCGTTGTGTTTGGCGAGACCGAAGGAACGCCCGAACCACCAGCAAACAGCACGGTGTCGCTGGTGGCGCGGGTCACTCGCCTACGGGGCGTGGTCAATGTGCAGTACGACAGCGACACGCCCCGCCTGGTGGAGGGGATTGTGGGCAGCTCGTGGCAGGACGCAAAGCCGCTGCAGCGGGACTTTGTGTCCACCTGGCAGAGTGCCGCGCCCCTGCGCGTTCAGCGGCATTCGCACTGGCAGGACGGGCAGCGCCTGCAGCGCGGGCTCTCAGGTGCCTGGATCGATGCTGATCGCACCGTGCGGCCAGGGGCCGTGGTGGTGTTCCAGCAAGCTGTTGCCGTGGGTGCCTGGCCGCTGCTGGCGGCCTGGCAAGAGGCGGCCCGCCTGCGCAGGGCGGTGGCATCCCGGTATCAGGAAGCGCAGCGCGTGGGCAACTGGGCGGTGGCTACAGCGTTTGAGCAAGCGCTGCGCGACCGGCGCGCGTGGGTGACCTCGGCATACCAAGAGGCCATTGGCCTGTCGGCTGGGTTTGCCGAGATGGCCACAGATGCGGACCCTATTCGCACTGAGCTGCGGAGCCGCTATCAAGAGGCCCGACGCGTCCCCATTGGCCGCTGGGTGCGCCCGGTGGACCCACCGGCGCCAGACCCTTGCTATGTGCCTGAGCTGCCCGTGCGGCTGGTGTTTTCTGAAGCGGGCGGCGCGGGCATGCCCTTGGTTTTTGTTTGTGAACGGCACACCACGCCGCCTGACCCGGGCACGGTGGTCGTTCCAGTACGGAGGGTCTACATGACCATCAACAACATCACCCTCATGCGCGTTGAGGGCGCTGTGGATATCCCCGCCGACAGCTTCAGCATGAGCATCGACGTCGATTCGTGGACCTGGCAGTGGTCCGCATCATTGCCGGGCCACGCGCTTGATCTTGTGATGCCCGATAGCAGCGGAGATCCGGTGGACGTGCTGGCGACCATCAACGGTGTGCCATACCGCCTTGCTGCAGAAAGTGTCACGCGTGAGCGCTCTTTTGGCCGGGCGCGCGTCAACGTCAAGGGGCGGGGCAGGGCGGCCATCCTTGATGCGCCCTACGCACCTGTGCGCAACCACGGCAACACAGCAAACCGCACCGCGCAGCAGCTCATGGCCGATGTGCTCACCGTCAACGGCGTCAGCATCGGGTGGGATGTGGATTGGGGCCTGACCGACTGGCTGGTGCCGGGCAATGTGTGGAGCCACCAGGGCAGCTATATCAGCGCCCTGCTCGACATTGCGGATGCGGCCGGGGCCTACCTGCAGCCGCACGACACGGCGCAAACCCTGCGCGTGCTCCCGCGCTATCCCGCTGCGCCGTGGGGCTGGGCTGGGCTAACGCCCAATTTCGAGCTACCCAGCGATGTAGTCAGTGTGGAGGGCGTCGAGTGGCGGAGGAAGGCCCCTTACAACCGCGTCTTCGTCAGTGGCACGAGCGCTGGTGTGCTGGGGCAAGTCACACGTGCCGGCACATCTGGTGGGGTCGTTGCGCCCATGTTGACCCACCCGCTGATCACCCACGCAGATGTAGCCCGTCAGCGCGGCCGGGCCGTGCTGAGCGATGCGGGTAGCCAGGCGCAAATCAGCTTGCGGTTGCCTGTGCTGGCAACCACGGGGGTGATCAAGCCGGGTGCCCTGGTGCGCTATGTGGACGGCGGCACCACACACCTCGGCTATGTGCGATCCACCTCCCTGGAGTTCTCGCGGCCCACGCTGCGCCAGGTGCTCTCTGTAGAAACCCATCTTGAGTGAGGCAACCCATGACAAACCCGTACCGAGTTTTTAAAGAGATCTTCCCCGACGCGCCCCTGCAGGTGGGCGAAGTGTTGGTTGTCACTGGGGGCACCGCCATTGTTGAGCTGCCGGGTGGCGGCAAGTTGACAGTGCGGGGCGAGGCCACCGTCGGCCAGAAGGTGTTTGTGCGCAATGGCGTGATCGAGGCCGAAGCACCCAACCTGACCTTGGTAGCCATCGAGGTCTAGCGGCTTGCCCGCATCCATCCCGAGCCCGCCCGTGGCAACACAGGCGGGCTTTTTGTTGTCCGTTGAAACCTGAAAGGAGATCCCTATGAACCCCCTAAAACGCTGGCGCTGGTGGGCCGTGCTGGCATTGCCGGTGGCCGTCATCGCCGTGAACTCGTTTGGCCCCGATGGCTGGCGCGACCCTCTGGTCAAGCTGATCTGGCTGTCTTGGACGGCCATCTGCGTGGCCCTGGCCCACAGCGCGCGCAAGGCGCTGTTTGACTATGCCCACGGCCGCGAGGCGTGGCTGAAGGCCATGCAGCACCCCATTGGCGCCGGGCTGGCCTTTCTCGGGCTGTGCTTTCTGGCCGGGGTGCTGGTGCTGGCCTTCACCGGCTTTGCACGGGCGCAGCCGGTGCCCGCAGCGGCCCAGGCCCTGGCGCCCCTGGTGGTGCAAGAGATCGACCAGCACTGGCCGCAGGCGCCCCGGCGCAGCTACGTGGGCGCGCTGATCGAAAAAGAGAGCTGCATCACGCTGCAGCACCGCACCTGCTGGAGCACTGCGGCCAGGCTCAAGACCAGCCGGGAGGAGGGCGCAGGCCTGGGTCAGATCACACGGGCCTGGGGGGCATCTGGTGCGCTGCGGTTTGATGCCCTGGCAGAGACCCGCGCGATGGACCCGCAGGCACTGCAGGAACTGAGCTGGGACAACGTGTACACCCGCGCCGACCTGGGCGTGCGCGCAATCCTGGTCAAGCTGCGCGACTGCCACAGGCGCTTTGAGCGGCTGGGCATTGCCGACGACATGGCCCGCCTGGCGTTTTGCGATGCGGCCTACAACGGCGGCCTGGGCGGTGTGCAGCAAGAGCGGCAGCTCTGCGGGCTTACGGCTGGGTGTGACCCGTCGCAATGGTTCGACCACGTGGAACACCACAGCAATAAGAGCCGAGCCAAGTGGCAGGGCTACGGCGCCAGCGCCTTTGACATCAACCGCGCCCACGTGCGCGCCACGGTGCTGCTGGAGCCCAGGCGCTGGCGGTATGCGCAGTGGCTGGGGGTGTAGCCATGCCACGTATCGATACGGACTATGAAGGCCAGCGCCATGTCTCCTTTCAGTGCCCGGGTTGTGGTCAAGACCACTGCCTGCCTGTGACCGGCCCCAATGCGTGGTCGTTCAACGGAGACATCGAGCGGCCCACGCTAAAGCCCTCCATCCTCGCAAAGGGCTTGAAGGTCAAGTTGGGGCCAGATGGCAAATGGAATGGCGAATGGGAACGAGGCGAAGACGGCAAGCCGCTTCCCAGCCTTTGCCATTCGTTCGTGACCGATGGCCGCATCCAGTTCCTGACCGATAGCAACCACGCGCTGGCCGGGCAGACCGTCGATTTGCCAGAAGTGGAGGCGTGATGCTCGACAAGATTAAAGCCTACGGCTTTCAGGCCCTGGCGCTGGCCCTGCTGGCGCTGTCCATCTACCTGGGCTTCCAGGTCTATGCGGCCCGGCTCGATGCCGAGAAGGCGCGCAGCGCCCTGTCAGCCGAGCAGACCTCACGCGCCCGGGAGAACACCGAGCGCATGCGCGTGGCGCTGGATGACGCCCGCACCACCTTCCGCAAGGGCGAGATCCACGCCCGCAATCAACAGGAGATAGCCGATGCCCATGCAAAACAAGAACGTGCCCGCGCTGCTGCTCTGGCTGCTGCCGCTGCTGATGGTGAGCGCCTGCGCGACCAGGTCAGAGCCTTTGCCGCCGCCTGTGGTGGGGGAGAAGCCCAAAGCGTTGCCGCTGCCATCAGCGATTGCAGAGATCGAGCCACCACCCTCGGGGAGCTATACGAAGCTGCTGACCGACAGGCGGGAGACTTCGCGGCAGCGGCTGAAAAGCACGCCGACGAGATCCGCACCCTCAAACGGGTCATCGTCAACGACCGGGCGCTGACCGAATGAGCGCGCCCGCCACCTCGGCCCCACGTGGCCGCAAGGCCGGGCGCCGCAAGCAGCAGCGCCTTGAGCACGAGCTGCGCGAGCGGCAACGGGAGATCGAGGAGCGAGTCTCCCGATCTGCTGCGCCCCGCGATGACGATGCGCCCCCACCGCGTATTGATTAAAAAAACTGCTTGCAAAGTCCACAAAGTGGACTATAATTCAGGTCATGCACACGGTAACGAGTGCACCGCCCCGGCGGCTCCGGGCTTCCTCAAGAGGATCACACATCATGGCAATCAAGTTCAACCTGCACCACGTAACAAACGGCACCATCAAGGCCCGTTGCCACTACAGCCTGGACAACCGCGTGGATGGGCGCAAGTGCGTCACCATTTACGCCAAAGACTACTGCCGGGCTCTTGGCGAGGTTCTGGCTGATGTCTACATCAACGACACGGACAGCCAAACCGACTATTTCGACCAGGGCCGAGCAGTGCTGTTTGAAGATCATCCACTCTATGCCGCAGCTCGTGGACGTGCCGAGGCGATCAACGCGGCCAGAGAGGCAAAGCGCGCAGCCCGGATGGGCCGATAAGTAGGGAAGGGGCGGCAACGCCCCTTTCTACAATCAACCTATGAACCAAGATCAAAAGCCCGCCGATGACCTGGTGCCGATGCCCCTGCGCGTATCGCGGGAGCGAAAAGCGCTCTGGGTGCAGTTGTCTCGCGCGGAGGGGAAAAAGCTCACCGACTGGATCGTTGAGCGCGTAGAGCGCGATTTGCCGCCCAGGAATCAACCGCCCAAGAACCATGCAAACAGCTGA